CATTTTCACAGGACCGTCTTGGTCTTGTAAATCTGGAAAAGGTTCTCCTGCAGTTCCCATTGTTCCGATAGCTTTATCGCCCGACCAAAATTCTAATCCTTTTTTAGTCAGCTCCATGATTTTTAAAGCACCATTCATGGCTCTCAAAGCGCCTGAAACTAACATCAGTTGGTCTCCGACAGCATTAAAAGACGTTTCAAAAATGTTGGCACGGATTTTACCAGCACGGATAAAATCAGCATTCAATGTGCCATCAATCCCCCACGCGTTAACAAAAGGACCAAGCCAACCTGTACGGCTAAAACCTATACCTTGGTTGTTCATCGCTACAACATCTTTTGCTGTCTCGCGACTATCTGTGTCCATATAATAAGTTGTATGTGGCTTATTTTTCGGATATTGAAGCACCGAACCACCTTCAACTCCATTAATTAGATTGGTAACATAATCAACAAATTCGGACATATAGCCCTTTTTGGTTAGTGTCTTAATTGTTTCTTGTAGTTCGTTATTTTGTTGTTTATAAAAAGCTATTTGCGCATCACCAGCGCGAATCTTTTTCGTTTTTTCGTTTAGGCTGTCGTAAGTAACTTCAGTGATTTTCGCCTCAACATAGATATCATAAAGCTTGTGATAGACCGAAAAAGTGTCAAATAAACCATAGTTTCTCAATCTCTCAAACTCTTTCGCTTCTTCCGAGTCAGTTAATTTCTCAATCTCTAACTCAATGGAAACTTTTGGCTTATCTACACCTACATTGGTAGATTTAAAATAGTTTTTCGCTACTCTATCAAGACTTGCTTTATCTGTCACCCCTTGTTCTTCTGTAAATTGGACATGGCGAGCATAGATATCAGGATAGTTAGCGATTAAATCACTATTAACTGGATCACCGTAAATTCGTTTAGTTTGGCCATCGTCATTGTTTTGCAAATCGGCATACGGTAAGCAACGAGTAACGATAGATGACCAATCAAAAGTGATTTTAAGGCCTTGAAGGTCTTTACCGTAACGAACTGTTCCAACGTTATCACGTCCTCTACGACGCAGAAGGGACAGTTTAAAAGGCTCTCTTTTGATTTCTCCACCCCAAAACTGGAGCAGAGAACCTTGTTCACCAGCAATACAGTTCAGCACATTACGCGCTTCAAAAAGCGTACTTGAAACGGTAGTAATGTCAGAATAAAGCTCAATATCAGATTGCAAATCCATACCTGCAGTAATTGCACGCATAGCATCAACTCCTGTTTTTGAGTCTATTTCAATATGCTGAACTTGCCGATTACCCAGCTTATACGTACGAGATTGGGCATAAATTAAAATGTTATTCCCGATCGTATCTTCGTACGTTCGTTTGATTTCAAAAATATGGTATTCTTCTTGGTCATTTGGTTTTACTTTAATTTGATAGCCATTTTCAAAATATTGCTTAAAACGAGACTTCAGTGGATATTCCACTTCCAACTCATAAACGCCATTTGCTTGTTCTCTCACGTCCGCTCTAGTTGCATCACGTAAAATTCCTAACCCGTTGTGACTAAAATCTTTTTCCGATGGTTTATAAATACGAGGTTTCAAACTTTTGTCCACCACCTTGGCTGTAAATTAAATTCTTGGACGTTTCCAGACCATCTGAAAGTGTTCACACCTTTAGATAAAATAGGGAAATCTAGAAATTTTGTTTTGTGATCTTGAATTTCTAAAACACCATCGACAACGCGATATGATTCTTCTAATTGCGAATCAATAATAATTTCATTGCCTACATTAGTCAGTTCGTATTTTTTATTATTGATCCAAAAAGTAATATCCCCCGAACCAACTATTTTGATAATTGGTTTTGAGGGATATGCTTCGGTGTTGTGTATCATTTTTTTGTTTGTTTGCCATTTTAACCCGACGCGAGCTGTTTTAAATGGTCTTACACTGATCGTAAACTCGAACGGTGTCCACGTCCCGTTTTTGTGTGTACCTGTAAATACAGGAGGACTAACAACAATGGTTTGATACATATAGTGCGGATCAAAATTATAGGTAAAATCAGAGTAGTTCGACATATCTAGCCAGACCTTGACTCTATCTTCTAAATGATACATTTCTTCGTAATCACTAGCCTTTGCTACGCACTGTAATTTCCATTCCACATTTTTGTAGTAGGCGTAATCCACCACAACGGAATCGTTACCTGGTCGCTCCTGCAACTTAATGACACGCCCCGAAGAAACGCGCTGTGGTCTAGCGGTCAAATAAGCATCAAACTCTTCACTATCTAATCCATTAATTTTGAATTGTCCTGGCCTAAACATTAAACACGCCTCCTCTTGGACTGTCGTCTCTGTCCTTTAATTCTTTGATAAATACGACTAATTTTCGTGCCATTTCCATTAATTGGATATCAGATAATTCACCCAAAGCTTGCAGCGTGATGTTAAACACATCACCAGCTTTAGTATTATTTTTCTCTGATTCCTCTAGGTCACTATTGGATTGCTGAGAATTATAATCCGCAACATTAATATTGTTAGGGTCAATTGTCGCACCTAGATGGCTCGTATCAATGGATAACGAATTAGCAGCCTCTGTTAAAGCGTCTTGCATTGTATAAGCATCCTCTTCGATACCGCCAGCAATACCTCGCGGAATCCAGCGACCTACTGCATCACGACCCCAACGAGAGGGAGAATGAATGCCGAAGAATCCGAGAACGTTGTCTTTAAATCCGCCTAACACACTTTTAGCAGCGTCCCATAATCCTCCTGCAGCACCACTAATACCACCAGCGATACCGCGAATAATATCCATCCCTACACTGCCCCAGTTAATGGACGTAAATGCGTCTTTTAAACCAGTGATAAGTGATAAGCCTGTTTCAGCCATTAGTCCAATATTGCCTGCAAACGCAGAAACTAACGCCCCAATAATCTGTGGCACAGCACGGGCTACAGTAGTCATAATCAGCGGTAAGTTTTGCACTAAAGCCACCAATAACTGCACGCCTGCGTTGATAATCTTATCTAAATTACCTAATAGCGCAGTGGACATAGCGTTAACAATTTGAGGCATTACTCTAGTAATTGTTGTAATAATCACTGGCATATTTTGTACTAAGGCAATGAGTAATCTCACGCCTGCATCAATTAATTGAGGTATCGCACTAACAACTGCATTAACAACATTTTCGACAACAACCGGAATCACTGCAACTATTTGGGCAATGATTGTAGGTAAAGCTGTAACTAATGCCGTTAATAATTGGATACCTGCATCGATAATAATCGGAATTGAATTAACCAGAAAAGTAACTAAACTAGTAATCAATTGTGGCAAGCTATTAATCAACATTGGGATACCAGCGATTAAACCTTGTGCTAGTCCTAAAATTAACTGCAAAGCTGCATCTAATAGCATTGGCAAATTATCAATCAAGCCTTGAACAATCGTGATAATCGCTTGTACTGCCGCAGGAATCAACGTAGGCAAAGCCTCTCCAATTCCAGAAACTAAAGTCGAAATTAATACAATAGCTGCTTCAATCAATAGTGGTAAATTATCAACAATCGTTTGGACGATTGTCATAACCGCTTGAACAGCAACAGGAATGATTTCAGGTAATAGGCTTAGCAACGTTTGTAACACTTGACTAAACAGGTCTGTAACTGCTGTTAACAGTGTAGGTAATAATTCCCCTATTGCTGTTAATAAACCGTTAATTACAGTTGGTAAGGCTGTTACGATATTTTCTAGCACAGGAGTAATGTTTTTAACCACATAGCCAAATTGTTCGACTAAATCATTAACCAACTTACCAACATCTGCGTTGGCATTCCCCATACCTGCTAATAAGTTAGTCCAAGCCGAACTCATACCTGCAATAGACCCGCTGATTGTTTCAGTTGCTTCAAGTGCTGTGGTACCTGTTATGCCCATCTCTGTCTGCATAACGTGAATCGCTTCGGTAACATCCGCAAAGCTGGAAATATCGTATTTTATACCCGATATTTTTTCAGCATCTTCTAACAGGCGCTTCATTTCCTCTTGTGTACCGCCGTACCCTAGCTTAAGGTTGTCCAACATGGTGTAATTTTGCTTGGCAAAACCTTGATAGGCGTTTTGGATACTGGTGATATCTGATCCCATCTTATTGGCATTATCAGACATATCCGTTACAGCTTGATTGGCAACATCTGCTGCCTTTTCTGTATCTCCGCCAAGTGATTGTAGCAAACTAGCACTAAATCCCGTTACGGTCTCCATATACTCATTTGCTGACATACCAGCCGTTCGAAAGGCTTCGTCAGCATATTGTTGCACCTTTTTAGACGCTTCGCCGAAAAGAGTATCTACCCCACCGACTAGCTGTTCATAATCTGCATAGGCGGAAATAACTTGTTTACTAAGAGTGACTGCCGCAGTACCTGCAACTCCAACTGCTACTGCAGCGCCTGCACCAATAACTTTCAAACCATTACCCAATTTACTAAAAATACCACTGGAAGTTTTTGCTTTTCCAGTTGTCTCGTCGATGGCATCATTAGCTTGCTTATTATCCGCACTGATTTTCCCGAACATCTCAAAAATATTAAATGCCAAAGCCATCACCTCCCATGTTATCCAACATATTCAAGGCGTTTTTGGCAGCCTTCTGAGCTTCTGATTCAACTTGCTCTTTCGATTTGTTGCTATCCATTGTCTTTTGTTTAAAGTCGTTAAACGAGCCTTCTCTATATGGATTCGATAGATAAATCGCCCAAAGCCTTTCGTTTAGTTCTTCTTCAAACAAAGTCGTGATAAACTCAGGCGCGGCTTTCCATGACATAGTAGACAATAAAAAAGAGACCTCACTATATCGTTTGAATAGTGTGTCTCTAAATTTATGTATACCGCCGTGGTTCTGGACTAGAAGAGCAATTCTAATACTTCTTTCAATTCCGGCTTTAAGAAAAAATCCTTCACCAGTAAACTGTAAGTAACGATATTTGTTTCGCCAATTTCTTCGGGCGTTTTCCCTGTCAAATCAGCTAGAAAACCGTTCAATTCTGTTTTAATTTCGTTTGAATGTACCAAAATAAAATTCGCTGCTTTTCCTACAAAATTAAAACTTTGAGCAGAAATTTCTTCCTGAATGGATTTAATCTGATCTGCAAATGATTCTTGTTGTGATTCATCTTTGTTGCTAGCAATTAACGCTAACCCTTGCGCTTTTTGCGTTTGAATCTTAGCGACATCTTTTTGTTTTAAGAAATCAGTGACTAATTCAGTGACATTCAAGATATTGACAATTTCAATAATTTTGAAGATATCATTTGCCTGTAATTCACGCATTTTGTAGCCGACTAAACGCTCTTTAATTTTAGTGTTTTTTTCGGCTTTTTTGATTTCTAAAGCCTTTTTGTCAGCTTCCATCTGTTCTGTGGTTAGTTGTGCAACTTTTTCGCTCATTTAGCTTTGTCCTCCTCTGGCGCACCATCAACTTTTTTATTCGTTTTAATTGCTGTTTCATCAACTGGACCATCTTTAATCGGCTCAATTAAAACTTTTTTTAATTTGTTGTTTTTAGTAGATAGTTGTTTGATTCGTTTTTCGTTATCACTGGTATAAATATCACCTAACCAGTATTTTTTGCCTTTTTCAATAAATGGATAAATTACCTTGTATTTCAACATGTCTTCATCCTTTCTATGGCTCTAGTTCTGGCTCTTTTGGCATTAAAATCTTAACTGGTAAGGACATAGTGGAAATATCGTCAATCGGTGTACGTGCAGCAAACGTTAATGGATAAATCGATTCTGCTTTGTCCTTCACTTCCAATTCAAGCCCAGAAGTGCAGATTGCATGTTCCATGATAATGATTACTGGTTTATCAGAGCCGCTAATTGTGCCAATATAACCTAGATTACGAATATAATCTGTTGCTTCAATTTTTTGTTTCGGCGTAATCACGTCATAGCCTTCTGGAAAATCTGTTCCAGTTGATTCTGTCGAATTAGCAAATAATGCCATTCTAATATTTTCACGTGTATGCTCGATTACATTGATTTCAAATGTTCCTTCGCTTGATTCAATCATATCGCCGCCAACTGGTGTCGTGAATACACCGTCAACTTCTACTTGTCTTAGATTATTTTTAAGTGATAGCTTGGAACCTCCACTTGTAGCCCCTAATGGATCGTATGACCACTTTTTAGCTGTACTATCCCACTCTAAATTAAAAACTACGGCTCCCGCATTCAACAAGTAACGCTTAGGTGTATCCGCGGTATAACCGCTTTTTGGTAATGTTTCGCTAGTAATTGCCATTCTAAATCCTCCAATCAAATTTTGCATATAATTGTAACGCTCTTCGTTGTAAAGTATCAGACCTTGTTGGGATTGGGTTATAGTTGCGATATTCGATTTGCACAAGAAATTTATCTGTTAGTTGGTGAAATCCACCGTCCTGATTAAATCTCTCAATCATACCTGATACTGCTTTTTCAATATCAACGTCATTAGTACTGTTATCAAAAATATCCACATCAACATAAAATCCTTG